TCTTAGGGGTCAGTTTTACTATCTGGCTCGCCGCAGAGATCAGGATTGCGCCCTGATTTGAGTCAAGAAAGGCGCACAACTTCGGGTAGTTTTCCGAGACGAACCCGCGCACAGGTGCTTTCCCATAGGCGATCTTTTCTGCTGCCATGAATGGCAACTTGCGGGGCTGAACGCCTGTCGCCGCAACCATCTGAGATGCAAGCATGGCCATCGTCCACGACCTCTTAAACCCAACTATGAGCCACTTCGCGCACTCAGTCTGCAGCTCTTGTGAAATCGTTTCCGTTGTGTTCATAAGCCTCCTTGGTTGAATGCCTCAATTATGAGGCAAATAATCAAAAATGTGCAACGGTCGCAGCACTTTTTGTCGTGACGCCACACTTGCACCATGAGTGACCTTGCCCGCGCCACAGCCTTCGACCCACGTGCGCCCGCTGATGAGCGCGCGGATGCCATGGCGGAACTTCAGAAATCGACGATGCCGCGTGCACTGTCGGACCTGATCCCGTCATCAAACATCCAGCCCATCATCGACTTCATCAACCGCGACCTGGATGATCAGGCCATGGCGAAGTCGCTGCAGCGCGCGAACGTGATCCCGTTCCCGTCGAATGCGGTGAAGGACAAAAAGCCCGGCATGCAGTCGGTGTGGATCGACGACCTGCAGATCAATGTGCAGGGCGACTGGTTTGACCGGCCCGGGCAATTCGGCTTCGACGCCATGCGTTCCATGGTGGAACAGACGCCGGTGCTCAACGCCGTCATCATGACGCGCCAGCGCCAGGTGGCCAGGTTCTGCCGGCCACAGAAGGGCGGCAAGGGCCCGGGCTTCAAGATCGCCAGCAAAGAAAAGCTGGAGAACATCGACGAGAACGAGCAGCAGACCATCAAGCTGCTGGAGACGTTCATCACCAATTCCGGCTGGGAGACCAAGCCGCGCCAGCGTCTGCGCCTGAAGCGCGACAACTTCCAGAACCTCATGATGAAGCTGACGCGTGACAGCCTCACCATGGATTCGATGGCGATCGAGACCGAGTGGAAGCGCGACAAGTCAATGGGCCTGGATGGCATGTACGCCGTTGACGGCGCCACCATCCGACTGTGCTCCGAGGCGGGGTACAAGGACGAAGACGAGATCTTCGCGCTGCAGGTGGTGCAAGGCCAGATCCGGGCGGCCTACACCTACGACGATCTGATCTACGTGCCGCGCAACCCGCGAACCGACGTGATGGCGGGCGGCTACGGCCTGGCGGAAACCGAGCTGCTGATCCGCGTGGTTACGGGCTTTCTGAACGCCTTCACGTACAACACCAAGTATTTCGACTCGAACGCCATCCCCAAGGGTGTGCTGAACCTCTACGGAAACTATTCCGACGACGACATCAACGCCTTCAAACGCTACTGGAATGCCCAGGTCAAAGGGATCAATAACGCCTGGAGCCTGCCGGTGATGGTGTCGAAGGACAGCGAGTCCAAGGCGGCATTCGAGAGCTTCGGCAACGAAGTTAGCGAAGTGATGTTCGCCAAGTGGATGACGTTCTTGGCGTCGATCATCTGCGCCATCTACGGCATCGCACCCGACGAGATCAACTTCGAGTCGTTCACCACGGGCACATCGAGCCTGTCGGGCAGCGACACGGAAGAGAAAATCGCGAACTCCAAAGACAAGGGCTTGCGGCCGCTGCTTTCGTACTTCGAGAGCACGCTGAGCGAGTACGTCATCGGCGAGTTCAGCGACAAGTACGAATTCCAGTTCACTGGCCTGGACGAGGAAGACGAAAAGCAGGTGTGGGAGCGCAAGAAGCTCACGCGCACCGTCAATGAGATCCGCGCCGAGGATGGCGTCGACGCCGTGGATGGTGCGTGGGGCGACGCCCCGCTCAACCCGTCGCTGGTGGGCGCGTGGCAGGCTGAGCAACAGCAGGGCCAGGAAGACTACGGCCAGCCGAGCGACCAGCAGGGCCAGCCCGGCGAACAGCAGGGGCAGGGCAGCGACTTCGGCGACGAAGGCGGCCAGGACTTTGGCGGAGAGCAAGGCGCCGGAGATGCGGGCGGCGAGGACTTTGGCGCACCAAAGCAGCAAGAAACCGCACAAAATACCAAAGCTGCCAATGAAGACATGGCGAAGGCGTTCAACTTTCCGGTATTCAGGATAGAAAGTTGATGCACAATCAAGCCATGAACTTAGCAAACACAACGAGAAAGCAGGCCCTTTTTGTAGGTGAAAAGTGGTATTTCACCGGAAAGCCATGCAAGAACGGCCACATTGAACGCAGGCAGTCCTCCAATGGAGCGTGCGCTGCCTGCGCGTCTGATCGAGGTAAGGCCTTTTATCATCATCCAGATCGATTGCAGGTACATCGCGATGCCGCAAAGGCAAAAATGCGAGATCGTCTCTCTGACCCGATGGCGCGGGCGGTGTTCAATCAGCGTAGGCGCGCTGATCGTGCCGATCCGATCAAGGGGCAAAAGCTAAGAGATGCTGACAATGCGCGTCGCATGAGGTTCCCGGATCAGCAGATTGCAAAGCAGCGTAGACAAAATGCTAAAAGAAGGTCGGATCCGATTAAAAGATTCGCGCTGAACGCCAGTAGTCTTATTCGGCTTACTCTATTGAACGGACGGTGGAAGAAGCCGGCTAAGACAGAGGCAATTCTTGGGTGCAGTATGAATGACTTTAGGGTCATGATTGAGCGTCAATTTCAACCAGGCATGTCTTGGAGCAATATAGGAAAATGGCACCTGGACCACATCGTCCCAATTAGTTCGGCGAAGACCCAAGAGGAGGCTGAGTCGCTGAGCAAAGCGGGTAACTTTAGGCCGCTTTGGGCAAAAGATAATTTAGTCAAAAGCAACTCGGTGGTTTTCCTACTATGACCTTCAAGCCCGGCCAGCAGCAAGCCCAACAGCAGCGCGGCGACGTCGAGGTGGGTGACCACCTTTACGTGCACCACAAAGGCCAGCCGTGCACCGGTGTCGTTTGCGCGCACGGACGCCACGGCGTCACCGTCGACGTGGATGGCGGCCGGCACAAGGTGAAGTGGGACAAAGTGCTGGGCCACAAGAAGCGCGCTGCGCAGCGCTACAACGTGATTGAGGAAGGCGAGGACGGCATGCTGGTCGAAGACGATCGCGGCCGCCGCCGATACGTGGCAACACCCAACGAATCAAAGGAAGACCCCATGGTGGCGAAAGCGTTTGGCCGGCGGCCTGTGTTGTTGTTCATGAAGGCCGGCGGCGCAGCTCCTGGGCCTGGTCTCACTCAGAAGCAGATCACCGACAAGAACGGCGTGCAGACCAAGCGCTGGGTGAGCACGGACGTGAAGGGCCCACCAGCTCAGCACGGCCAGCACGTGGGATTCGAGAATGGCGCGCACCGCGGCCATGGCCAGGTGTCTGCAGTCGGCAAGGACGGCGTGACCGTCAAAGATCCCGACGGTGGAGAGCACCGGGTCACGCATGACAAGATCACGCACCACTTCCAAGGCGACGGCGCGCCGGATGCGAGCCCGCATGAGGATGCCGCCGAGGCGTCCAAGGCGGCGGCCGCCGGGCCCGATGGCCTGTTCCATCCCGACGACATCGCGTCGCTACCTGACAAGGTCAACCAGCCGGCGAAGTCGTGGGAAGAACTGGTCGAGAAGGGCACCGAAGGCCTGGGCCAGTTCAAGGACATGATGGGCAAGGTGCAGCAGGTCATGGGCCTGAAGTCCGGCATGAAGCCAGAAGACATCACGCCTGAGCAGTGGGACAACGACGACGGTTTCCTGTTCGTGGCGCCGCTGAAGGGCGAGAAGCGCGCGCGCGAGAAGTGCGAGGCCGACTATGGCGGCGACTGGTCGCAGCTGCGCGACATCGTCCGTGGCACGATCAGCGTGCCCAGCATGGCACACGTGAAGCAGGCGATCGAGCACATGAAGACGGCGGGCCTGGAGCTGGCGCAGAAGCCGAAGAACCGCTTCGAGAAGCCGACGCCCGAGGGCTACCGAGATCTGATGACGTTCGTGAAGCTGCCCAACGGCATGCTGGCTGAACTGCAGATCCACGTGAAGTCGATGACGCTGGCGAAAGAGAAAGGCCACAAGGACTACGAGATCACGCGCACACTGCAGGGCAAGTACGGCGAGGCCGAACCCAGCGACAAGTGGAGCGCGGAGCACCACACGCAGTTCTACGCGGCGGTGAAGCGGCAGAAGGACATCTACGATGGGGCGTGGCAAAAATCAAACGGCGGCGACAATAAGCCATTGATCA